TCACATCACCGTCGAATTCAAAGAGAAGCGCAAAGTATACGGACTCCGTGCTGTCCGACCGTTCAATCAGAACACCGTTTGAGTCCTTTTCTTCCTGCAGGACATCTGTCCTGAACCATTCCGGAATCAGGGCGATCTCCAGATCTCCGGAGTAACCGTTGTTTGCAGTGGAACGGAAATATACAATGCCGTCCGCGTAGAAGGGCGTACTCTCCCCTTCTGCATCAAGAGAGATGCTGACCGCGCCAGGAATCGCCTGCGGAGTCGCATACGTATATGTGCCGTCATCCCCTTTGGTCAGGATCGCGGCATGTACATTTTTCAGATTGTATTTAACCTTGTTCTTTTTCGTCGCCATCTTCTGCCTCCATTTCAAATGAATACAAAACTTCGTATAGTTTCTCGGATTCTATATAGACTTCCGTTTTGTTATAAAAAATACCGTGCTGATCGAGCACGGCTTCTACCTGTTTCTCTATCTCCGGATCCTTTTCATCGGTATAGAGTTCGATATGAACTTCTGTGACGTGGAAAAAGACCTTCCCGTCTGCTGAGAAGTTGGTACTTCTCGGTGTGAGATACGTCATGAAAGGCGGATCCGGGGACTCTCCTTCTGCGAAGTGATCGTACGCAGACGGAATCGAAATCTCCGATATAATCTGTAACAGTTCATCCATCTTTCAGGCTCCTTTCTATCTCAGCAAGAAGCTCTTCCTCTGCAGCTTCTTCTGCCGGCGCTATGTGAGGTCTTGCTTGTACCCGGCCGCCGTTTCTCTTTGCATGGCCATGCTCCAGAAGGTGGGCCAGCATGTACCGGGTTGGAGAATATACAAGGATCTCCATCGTTGTACTGGTATCCTTTATTGTTTTTGTTCTCCAGCTCTTTGCGTACCGGCCTGTTTTCTCAGGCGCATTCTCCCCGATATCCTTCCGGACAAAGTTTCCGGCTTTTTTAACTGCCTTCTTCATCTTTTCTGTGGTAAGATCCGCATAGTCATTAAGGCCTTCCATGACTGCGGCAGAAAGCTGATCAATGTTTACATTCCTTCCCATGCCATTACCTCTCAACAAGCACCGTGTGGAACTTCCGGCTGTTATGCTTAAATCCCATCTCATCAATGGATGTGATGTTGTAGATCTTCTCCCCTACCTGGATCCGATACTCCTTCGAATTCACCGCTGCGGTTTCACTCGAATACCGGACTGTGATGTCCAATCGATCCGCTTCTTTTGTATGCGATGCCTTCTCCTCCTCACTCGAGGACAGGCCGCTCGTCACAGCCGTAGCCCAGCACCGGTGGTATTCCTTCCACTCAGACTTATGATTGCCAATCTTATCCGTCAGGGTTTCATTCTTCTCGATCGTGATCTTCTTCCGTAAATCAGCAATGTTCATTACACTACCCCTTCCCGAATAGAAAACAGGATCGAACGGAGCGTCAGCACCAGATCATGGTGATCAGCTTCCTCACGGTGTTCGTAGAGATACGAGGTCGTATACAGGATCGCCGTCTTCAGGATCTCCCGGGCCGGAGCCAGGGAAGCATCTGTAGTGTCTTCACAGATTGTCTCCCACTGCTCCGCGCTGAGCCTTGCCACGTCTGCACACAGCCTTCCGGCCGTGGTAAGAAGCGTCTCGATCGTGTCATCCTCATCAGATGTATCCACCCGGAGATACTCTTTGGCTTCGTTCAGTAAAACCAGTGCCAAGGCTCATCACCTCCCTGTCTCAGGTACCGGAACTGGCAGTACCGCTGCCAAGAGCCATGACCTGCATCGCCTCCGGCAGAATCAGCTTTCCGTCCACTCTCTGGGTACCGATAAAGCCAACCTGGTCAGTCACCGCGTACAGCTCATTCAGACGCTTGAACGTCCTGCTTGTACGATCCGCAATCCAGTAGTAATTGAAATCGCCAAACAGCAGCACCTTCTTGTTCTTATCCGTCGTTGCATTTCCCGTGATAGCGGGCATATAGGAGCTCGTATAGATCGGACGACCCAGAATAGTATCCGGCTTTGCCACATCAAGGCTCGGTTTCCAGATATAGTTATCGTTCTTATCTTTGATCAGCATCAGCTGCAGGAGGAGTGTCTCATTGCAAAGGAATGCTGCTTTGCTCCTGTACGGGCTTTTCAGGGAGTAATACAACTTGAAAATATTGTCGAAATGCACCGTCTGGGCATTCGCAGTGGTATTTCCCGCAGTGGCTGTAACACTGTTCAGGATACCTGTCGGCATGCTGGGTGTGATCTGTGGATTGGCAGACGGCCCCGTGCCGTTGATAAAGGCGTCTTCCTCTGCATTACCAAAACGGACACCAAAGCGCTGTGCGATGTAGGATGCAATGTCAAAAGCAGAGTCATGAAGCAGCTCATTACTCACCTTGATCATGCAGCCCAGCTTATACGCAGAAAGCGTCTCAGTGGTGAAGTTCAGGTCGGATTCCTGAATAGCTGCACCCTCCTCAATCCAGGATGCACCTCCGTTATCCATCGCAATCGGGATCGTCCTTGTTCCTGACTGAGTGTTGATAACCTTTGCCAGGCGTCTGAAGATATTGTTCTCCTCAAGACCCTGAAGCAGCTGGTGATGAAATTCATCAGGGACGGTATAGCCTCCGTTCTGGTCTACCCCCACAGAAAGAGCATCCCTAACTTCAGGTGCGTTGCTGCCGCGCATCATGTTCCAGAAGGCGTCGTTATACTCGGCAGTAGCAGTCGGACGGACTGCTCCCTTCTTCTGGCCCATCTTCGGGTCCGTATGCACCGGCGCGGATGTTGCTTTCGCGAGCTTGGCATCCATCTCCATCTGATCCTCCAGTCTCTGAATCTCATCGCCCAGAGCTTTCACATCAGCAGCCATCTTGTTGTAGGTCTCGACCGCATCGGCCTCGACCAGTCCGTTTTCGTTTCTGTGTTCCTCCAGAAAAGCCTTGGTCTGCTCCCAGAGGGTGTTACGCTTATTACGAAGATCAATAATCTTACTCATTGTGATTTACCTCCATGAAAGTAATTGATTGCACGAAAAAAGCCGGGGTCCTCATTTAAGGAACTCCAGCTGGTTTCTAAGAATCTGATAGGGAACAGCCCCATCTTCTGTTTTCCCGTCCATCCCGATCACAGGATCAGACGTTTTATTGTCAGGCGGCATTTCTGCCACAGTGTCACTTATCCGCAACCGATTGAGAATTGTCTGATCCATCATCCGGCTCGAATACATCCGCGCCTCAAGGACCGGTCCATCCTTCTCCTCCGGTTCCTCACCGTCCTCTGTGCCTTCTGGCTCTGTTTTCGGCTTCTTCCCGTCGTAGAGAACTTCATCCGCAAAGCCAAGCTCCACAGCCTTCTTTGCATTCATCCAGGTCTCGTTGCTCATGAGCTCCGCGATCTTGTTATGGCGAAGACCGGTCTTGGCAGCGTAAGCATTGATGATGGACTCCTTCACTTCGTTTAAGGTCTCGATGGCCTTTTCCATGTCCTTGGCATTACCCATCGCAATAGTGGACGGGTCATGAATCATGAGAAGTGCTGTCGGAGACATCTCCACACGGTTTCCGGCCATCGCTACAACGGATGCTGCAGAAGCTGCAATCGAGGCGATCCGCACCGTCACCGCTCCGGCATATTCCTTCAGCATCGTATAGATCTCAGCCGCTGCAAACACATTCCCTCCGGGTGAGTTGATCCAGACCGTGACATCGCCTTCCTCAGCTTCGAGCTCCGCGCGGAAATCCGCAGGCGTGATCTCATCGCCCCAGAAGGATTCTTCATCGATCGGACCTTCCAGTCGGAGCACCCGGCCTCCGCTGTCGTCATGAATCCAGTTCCAAAACTTCTTCATTTACTTCCTCCTGTTCTTTGTCTGTGTGCCCTCCGGCTGTGCGGGAGCCGCTGTTACATTCTTCCCGGCATCTTCCAGTTTCACGTAGCCACCATTCAGGTAATAATCATCACCACCCTTTTCTGCCGGAATGAGATCCATGTTTTCGAGGCGATGGATATCATTCGGAGATAAAAAGCCATTGCTGATGCCGGTCGCGTACCCCTGCATCCTGGACTGATAGTCCCCACGCAGGAGTCCATCCACGTTGAATTTCGGGAAGTAATCGTCCTGCTCATCCGGCAACAGCAGATCTTTGATGATCGCCTGCTCGAAGCGGACCAGCCAAGGTGTCAGCGTGTGGACCACAAAATCGATCGACTGGTGCTCAATGTTCGAGAAGGTCGCGTGTTCCATGTCCTGCACGAGGTGGGGAGGAACCCGGAAAATTCGGCAGATCTCATTCACCCCGAACTGACGTGTACTAAGGAACTGACTGTCTTCCGGAGGCAGGCTGATCGCTTTGTAGCTCATACCCTCTTCCAGTACCGCGACCTTATGCGCGTTGTTGGCACCGCCGTACACATCGGACCAGTTCTCGCGAATCTTCTCCGGATTTTTGAGTACTCCCGGATGCTCCAGCACACCGGAAGGCTGAGCACCGTTTTTGAAAAAAGCGCTACCGTACTTCTCCACGGCTAGTGTGGTCCCGAGGCTGTTCTTCATCATGGCGATCGGGGATACGCCAACGAGTCCGTTATACGAGAGCCCGGGTACGTGAAAAACCTCATCCGATCGGAAGTAGATATCCTTGTTGGTTTCACCCGGAACCTCGTCGGTGTATGCGTGGTAGATATAGTAAATGTGGCCCTTCTCATCCCGGTCCACC